GGCAAAGCCGACAAGCGCGAAGGCAAAGACGTTAGCCACAAGAAAGCACTTAGCAAAGGCGGCAGCAACAAAGACGGCGTGACAGTAGAAAGCCGCAGCAAGAACCGCGCTAGAAATTATAAAAAGAAAAAGACAACAACCAAGAAGTAAACATAGGCGAGGATGAATGAGAATAATAGATAACAGAGGCTTGCTTCTGCGGCTTCGTAATCCTGCGAAAATCACAACGGCCATACCGACAAGCAAGGCAGTTGGGGATAACGAGGTACTAGTTAAGTGGGGCGTAGACGAAGCCCGAGTACTTAGGAACTTAAACGTAAAGGACGTACCGTCACCTATTCTGGGTATGTACGACTGGCCCGGGCGCTATAAACCTTTCGACCACCAAAAGACAACCGCTTCGTTTCTTACCATGAACCCCCGAGCCTTTTGCTTTAACGAGCAGGGCACAGGTAAAACAGCTTCTGCTATATGGGCGGCTGACTTCCTAATGAAGCAGGGCAAGGTAAACCGCGTACTTATCATTTGCCCCCTGTCCATCATGGACTCAGCTTGGCGTAACGACCTGTTTAGTTTTGCCATGCACCGTACTGTAGACATAGCGCACGGCGCTAAGAAGAAACGCCAAGAGATTATCGGTAGCGATACCGAGTTCGTCATCATTAACTACGACGGTGTAGAGATAGTAAAAGACGATATAGCTAACGGCGGCTTCGACCTGATTATTGTGGACGAGGCAACACACTACAAGAACGCGCAGTCTAAGCGGTGGAAAGTACTGGCTAGCATTATGACGAGCGACACTTGGCTCTGGATGATGACGGGCACACCTGCCGCACAGTCACCGGTTGACGCGTACGGACTAGCCAAACTAGTTAACCCTAAAGAGGTGCCTAGGTTCTTCGGCGCGTTTCGTGAGTTAGTAATGCACAAGGTGACGCAGTTCAAGTGGGCACCGAAACCTAACGCCACCGAGATAGTCTACAACGCCCTACAACCTGCAATACGTTTCACTAAGGAACAATGTCTCGACCTGCCTGAGATGACTTACGTTAAACGCGGGGTGGAGCTGACCGCACAGCAAAAGAAGTTCTACGAATTACTACGCAAGCAGATGATGACTACTGCGGGCGGCGAACAAATAACTGCGGCTAACGCTGCCGTGAACATGAACAAGCTATTACAGATTTCATGTGGTGCGGTCTATAGCGATACTGGAGAGACAGTAGAGTTCGATGTTAAGAACCGGTACAAGGTACTGCGTGAGGTTATCGACGAGTCTAGCCAGAAGGTACTTATCTTCGTGCCGTTCAAGCATGTCATTGGAATCCTTAAGGAAAAGCTAGACAAAGAAGGCATAACCAACGACGTGATAAACGGAGATGTTAGCGCCAATAAACGGACTGCCATCTTCAAAGAGTTCCAAGACACCGACAACCCCCGCGTACTTATCATACAACCGCAAGCTGCTGCGCACGGCGTGACACTTACTGCGGCGAATACGATCGTATGGTGGGGGCCAACATCTTCGCTTGAGACTTACGCACAGGCTAACGCTCGCGTACACCGCTCAGGACAGAAGCACCCTTGTACCGTAGTTCAGTTGCAAGGTTCCCCCGTAGAAAAGCGCATCTACAAGATGCTAGACGACCGAATCAACGTCCATACAAAGATGATTGATTTGTACCAAGATATACTTGAACTGTAGTTCAAACTAAATTACACTCAATAAAACAAAACAAAAGTAGGAGATGATGACATGACAGACGGTGTTGTGACGGACCTTGACCGCCTCGTTTCTGTGTACGTTAAGATTCGAGACCAAAAGAACGAGCTAGCTGCTGCGTTTGCCGAGCAGGAAAAAGAACTGAACGGCAAGCTAGATACGGTAAAGCAAGCTCTACTAGAACATTGCAAAGCTACTGGAACTGAATCTGTAAAGACCGCTTCCGGTACGTTCTGGCGCACCCAGAGGAAAAGATTCTGGACAAGTGACTGGGATGCAATGAATCGGTTTATCGTGGAGAACGAGGCGGTAGACCTTTTAGAGAAACGAATTCATCAAGGCAATATGAAGCAGTTTCTTGAAGAAAACCCCGAAGTATTACCGCCGGGGTTAAACGCAGACAGTGAGTATTCTATTACTGTACGGAGGAAGAAATGAGCGAGACAGCAAGTTACGTCCCTGTAGAGGATGTTGCTGAGCATCTTTCTGTGAAAGTGAGCACGATTAGGCAGTGGGTAAATAAGGGCTTCATACCAAAAAGTACTTATATAAAGGTGGGTTACACGTACCGCTTTGATATTCCCGCAGTCGTCGCGGCACTTAAACAAGAGGAAGCAAGCGACAACCACGAAGCAGAAGGACAGATTACCCAACAACTAGAACTAGACTTTAATGAGGATTATGACCTATGAGCGAATTAGCGTTATTCGATAACATGCCTGCGGAGTACAAAGAACTACTGGCGCAGCTAGAGCCTGACAAGAACGCCTCCGGTGGTGGTAGTAAGGGCGGCACTAACCGTCTAAGTATCCGTGGTGGTGTGTTCCGTAAGGTAGTAAACGGGCAAGAAGTGGGCGAGCTTGATGGGCGTTCCATTAACATAGTAATTGTTAAGACTTCACCTGTGTCACGTATGTTCTACGAGGGCCAGTACGTAGCAGGACAGGCCACCGCGCCTTCTTGTTGGTCTGCGGATTCGAGTAGTGGTAAGCCTGCGGATGACGTGCCAAGTGATACGCGCCAAGGCGCTACATGTTTCGATTGCCCGCAGAACGTAAAAGGTTCAGGCCAAGGCCAGTCACGTGCGTGCCGTTTCCAACAACGCGTTGCTGTAATGCTAGCGGATGCAGAAGGCAAGGTGCGCTCTAATGCGGTGTACCAACTCTCCCTACCGGCTACCAGTGTGTTCGGTGACGACAAGAAGAAGATGGGCCTACAGAGCTATGCCCGTTTGCTAGACGCACAGAAGGCACCGCTTGGCGCTATCCTTACTGAACTTAGGTTCGATACCGATAGCTCTACACCAAAGCTGTTATTCAAGCCCGTACGAATGCTAGAGCACGATGAGCTTGCTATGTCTGTAGAGGCTCAGAAGGACGAGGCGACGTTGAAGTTAGTCACTTTGTCTGTAAAACCAAAACAAGATACTAGCGTTCCACAACTGACTAGTGATAAAGTTCCAAGCCCTGCCCCAGAAAAGGCTTCGCTGTTTGAAAGCAACGACGAGGACGAAGCTGAGGAAGAAGTGGAAGAACCTAAAGTTAAAGTGTCTAAGAAGAAAAAAGACGCACCGGCACCCGAAACTGATTTAGCTTCCTTGCTAGATGAGTTTGACGACTAAAAACAAGCGGGTGCCTTCGGGCACCCGTACTACCCTTACTACATGGACTAGATGATGGACACCAAACAGTTTTTGAGTACGGTGTTGAGTGAAGATGGTTATTACTGCGTAGCAGGCTTAAAAGACGGCAAGATGGTACGTAAGTCCTTCGAGACTTTGGATGCTATCGTAGATGTCGCAAACAACTTTGATGTAGAAGAGCGGGACGCATACTTTGCCCCTGCCTCGTTTGTTGACGGTGCTAGCACCAAAGGCGAAAACGTACACCAGATAAAGTCGCTTTTCTTAGATTTAGATTGCGGCGCCGACAAGCCATACCCTACGCAAACCGAAGCACTAACAGCACTAAGAGATTTCTATAAAGAGTACAGCCTACCTCGACCTTTGATCGTTAACTCGGGGCGCGGACTGCATGTGTACTGGCGGCTAGATAAAGCCTACCCGCGTGATGAGTGGCTACCTGTCGCTACCGCGCTCAAGGCAGCATGCCTACAGAACGGGCTTGATATAGACCCTGCGGTAACAAGTGACGCTGCGCGTTTACTACGCATACCGAACACCCGCAACTTTAAGAACGGCAACCCAATGCCCGTACGGGTGATGATGAAGTCCGACGTGACGACATCCTTAGAAGACTTTGCCGCTAAGCTGCCCACAGACTTGATACCAGTATCCTCCGTTAGAGAGTTCTCTAGTGCGGATAAGTCCGACATGGACAACGCAAAGGGCGGAGAAAGTAAATACACGTACAAGTTTTCTAACATCCTGCTTAAGACTGCGCAGGGTAGTGGTTGTGCGCACATCGACAAAGCCATACGTAAACCGGACGAGCTTACTTACCCAGAGTGGACCCACGCACTGTCTATAGCCAAGCGCTGTGACTCGGATGGTGTGGAAGGTGCTTTGCCTGCGATACATTTAATATCAAAGGGTTACAGCGAGTACAGTGCTGACGAGACGGAAAAGATAGCGTCGTCTATTGAGTTTCCCCACCTATGCACCACGTTCGACAGTGATTGTCCCGGCCTGTGTGAAGGATGTCCGAACAACGGCAAGATCAAAAGCCCCATCACGCTGTGCCGAGAACTTAAGGTAGCCCAGAGTGACGAGGTGGAAGTACAGGGCTACGCTGAGCCAGAGGAAGAGTTCTACGACGAGAGAGCTGACGAGGTTCCTGCCGATACTCCCGATGCCGAAAGCGTTGACGTACAGGCAAGCACGAAAGAAACCAAACCCGAGAGGGAATCTGTACTAGAAAAGATAAAGATACCTACCTACCCAGACAAGTATTTGCGGCCGGAAGGCGGTGGGGTAGCCAAGGTAATGCACGACAAAGAAGGCAACCGCGAAGAAGTAATAATCTGTCCTGACAACCTGTATGTGAAGAAGCGTATGGCAGACATAGAGGGGCCGTGTTACGAGATAGCCCACACAAGTAAGTACGAAGGAGAGCGTACGTTTATTGCCTCTCAGAAAGAGCTTATGTCTGCTGAGTCGTTCAGGGCTAAATTGAACTCTAACGATGTATTAGTGCTGCCTAGCAGTCAGAAGGACCTTATGGAATACGTAGCAGCTTGGATAACCAAACTCAAAGAAGCAGGACCACCGATTCAGGTTAAGTCGCAGTTTGGATGGACAGAGAACTGTAAGTCTTTTGTGCTCGGTGACAAAGAGATATTCGCCAACCGCATAGAGCATAACCCCGCAGGATCGCGCACAGCACAGTACGTGCACATGTTCGACAAGAAGGGCACCCTAGAAGAGTGGAAGAAACTCGCTAAGTTTTACAACAAGCCGGGGTTTGAGCAGCATCAGTATATGTTCGGGCTGTCCTTTGGTTCTCCACTTATGGAGTTTATCTCTGG